TCTAGATATTTCGCTCCTGCGCCACCATAAAGACTTTGAAGTTCGGTGAGAATCTTTCCAAAGTTTTTGCTTTCCAGAGATGTCCGAGATACACCCAGTTGAAGTCTTTTGAGGGCAGTTGTCTCCCCATTGTAAGCACGAGTCAAAGCCCTTGTTACGGTTTCGAGATTCTGACCGCTTCCGCGACTGACATCAATGGCGACTTGTAGAAGGCTTTGAGCATTAGTGACGTTTTTGAGTTCGCGAGCAAGACGAGCAAGCGCTGGACGAAGTTCCCCGTCTGATACACCGGTAAGTCTTTGCAGACTTGCGATAAAATCTTCGACTTGAAGAGCGGCAAAACTATCATTAAGACCTTTAACCGCTATTTCAAGACGCTTAATCTCACCGGCTTCATCAACGAAGTTCTTAACGGATTTTCGCAATAAAGCGAATATTGCAGTTAGGCCGATAAATCGGCGCATTGATTTCTGAAGTGCAAGGAAGCTTTTATTCAGACCGTATGTCTGACGTTGCATCCTTTGAAGGCCGCGCTCTTGAAGCTTGGTGATAAAGTTAATGATGACGTTACGAGTCTGCGTCATGATTAGCGCCTCACGAATGCATATAGATCTCGGTCAAGAACCTTTTCAATCTGATCGAGTGCTTTTTGACCATGCGTAGAAGCTGCCTTATAGACGAGACGCTTAGGCTTGCCTCGAAAGTTCATGGCTAGTTCAAAATCATCGCCAGCGTCGGGATTACGGCTCACGCGCTTCGTTCGTCTCTTCGATGCACTCGTGCCAGCGCCAGCGAGTTCATAGATAACGCCTCCGGCGGTGCTATTGATGACTGCAAGAGCCGTGACTTGTTCGGCGAATAAAGTGTTGTTTTTGCCCGTTCTAATCTTGGCGCGAGTTATCTTGATACCTCTTCTGACATCTACTGGCCGCCACGTCCATCGCATCGCCGCATCACGGCCACGATGTTCAAAATCATTTATCCAGGAGTTAGAAGTATAAGTCGGTTCGACTTGTCGCCAGTTACGAACGGGATTTTCGTTAGGGACAAGACGACGAGCTTCATCCCTAACTGGTTGAACCGCCTTACTAAGATTCTTTTGAAAGTCTTTAGCGAGCTTCGGACTTAAGTTCTTTAGGTCTCGGAGAAGTCGGTCATAGTTATAGAGATCGATTGGCTGAGCCATTCATCGCCTCCTTCTGACCTGTTGCTGCACTTGACTTCTTTGCTGCAAAATGGCCTTGATGGCCGTGTAGATCGCTGGATCGCATTCCAGTAACGCATTCGGAGCGATACCGGTCAGCACCGCAACGGACGCGACCTCGTAGATGTCTCCGTTACGGTCTATCCATTTTTTGCATCAAGGATGATGTCAATGTCATCGTATTGATCGATGAACTCATCGCCGAACTCAAGATTCGTCTGACCTTTGGCCTTGACTAAGAACCAAGCCAAGTGCCAAAGGTCGCGCTCCATCTGTTGTTCGACCAATCGCTTACGCCATCCCTGTTGATAGTGAGCTTCAAAAGCCACTCTCGCGCTTGCAGTCAAGTCATAGAGGGCTGAAGAGCCATCCTTCTTGACTATCTTGATCTGATGCATGGTGTCCCTTCTTTAGTTGTTAGGAAGTTGCCTTAGTGATTGCCGTTACTGGAAAGGACGCCGAGACGCTAGCAACGCCGTCAATGCTTCCATTGATAGGAGTCCAGTTCGAAATCAAAACTGACATCGTATAAGAAGGATTCGTTGCCGAGACCGTTCCCGATACTGGGATCAGTTTGATGTTGAGCTTGCTACCAAGTGCATCTTCAAAGAGTGAGTTCACGGATGCTGCCGCGAAATCATTGTAAAGTTCGAGATTAAGAGTCGATCGCTCGACGCCGGTGATGGCATTCGCCACCGTATCAGTCATGGCCGTAATATCAACGACATCCAGTTCACGGTTCAAGCTCACGGTATTAACGAAGCTTGTGATGGTGTTCGTGGTGCCGACGACGACCGCGACCTTGTTGCCCATGAATATTGCCATGAGATGTTTCTCCTTTTGGTCAGCCGATGAGGGTCACTTCATACCGATAACTAAGATAATCGATATTCGCGACGGTAATCATACCGCTAGTCGCTTGCGTTACGCGAAGCGTTTGAACGGCGCCGCCTAGTGTCTTGTCAGCTTCAACGGCGGCTTTAACTGAAGAAGCTCCACTTGATGCAAGATAAGCATCAAGACGATCTTGCGCCGCCGATTCGCTCATGCGACCGACGATGACAAGAATGCTGCAAGTTGCGGAATCGAAACCGCGATTAAGTGTGAAATCAAAAGTCAAATCAAGCATTCCCACGACTGCCATAGCGCCTTGACTTGGAATGTTCACCGAATCTGGAACCGTGTCTAAGACACGCATTCCAGAGATACCAGAGAGGGAATCTTTAAGCTTCTCCCTGACTGTTGATGGATTCACGCGAGAGTTTCCTTTCGATAGGCTCGAACGATAGACGAGACATCTCGTCCCATCGCCGACATCCTAATCGCTCCAAGATCGCCAAGACCTAAAATTCCTCCTGGCGCATCCTTACGCTTATATAAATCGGCAGTCAAAATCAAACAAGCGGTATTTATATCATCTGGCACCGACGGCCATCCCCATTTTGCCGTCACTTGAACGCCAGGGCGTAGGCCGTTTCCGAATAAGCCTGGGAAAATCGGGAATGACTGCGAACTACTGACCATCGTGAGCTGAGTAAAAGGACGGCCTTTAGCGGCTGCGGTTAAAGGATCGAGGATGTAATCGGTGTTGAGAGTCAAGGTGGTCGTATAAGAACCGTTACCAGCTTCATCAATGGCAACGATAAGACCATTAGTCGTGCCGATGTCATCGACATAAACAAAGACATCGGAGTAAGCGCGATATTGCCGAGCGCTGGCGGCTGAATCTAAATAGAAGCGACGGTTAGCGATGCGATCAATGCTTCGAGATGCGGATTCAACCAAGCCTTCAAGGAGGGAATCGTCTGCGGTGTCGCTAATCGGAATCGATAAAAAGTTCTTTATTTCGGTGAGTGTTGCGTAGCCGTTAGTTATAGCCATGATCGACTTCCTCCAAGAAAATCAAGTCTGGGACACGGGACATGATCTGCCTGTCATGCGAAAGCCGATCATGGATATAACTGTCTCCGGCGCGGAAAGGTGTCACGCCGGAGACAAGGTGCGCCGCTTAGAAGCTAGGCGCTGCGAGTCCGGTTCCCTGGATGCGAGCGATCGCTCCTGGATACCGAAGTGATGTGAAGGCTGACATGCCGAACATGACGATGTTCAACGCAACCTTGCCATTTGGCTCTTCGAACTTAACATAAGTCGGAGAGTTAGCCTCTTCCCAAAGATGGCACTCGTTGAGATCAACGACATAGATGCGATCTTCGTTAGTGGCTGCACCTGCGACGGTTGTGACGTTCGCATCGGTAATGACGGGGAGACCGAGGATCGAGTAACCGGAGTTACCATAGACCGGAGTTCCTGCGCCTGTTCCGATTGCATTCATTGGGTTATATGCCTGAGGCACAACCAATGGACGGTTCTGCGAATCTACGCCAGCGAGGAAGAATCCAAGACGGCGAGGGTGCATGATGATTGCGTTTGGGTTCGCATAGATAGTGGATTGAATCTGTTGAACTGCATCCGCAATCTTTGGGAAAACTCCTGCAACGGTGCCGGTGGTCGCCGTGTAAGTAACGACGATTCCGGTGGTCATGCCATCGAGTCCGAGAGGCTGACCATTGGAGCCTGATCCGTTAAGCAAGGAATCATCAAGCTTTGTGTGATAGGCACGAAGAAGATCGCTAAGGACGATGCTCTCAATGTTTGATCCACGAAGAAGCGCTTGCTTTGATACCGAGTTTTGACCTGCGATGGTATTGACATCTACGGTCAAAGTTGTGTCATCTGGATCGGTGCTAACGGCTGCGGTGTTTTGCGAAGTCTGATATGCGACCGCCGTGCCTGTCGTGATTCGGCTGATGACGACCGACATGCCTTGAGCAGGAAGCGCATGCTTGCGAGCTGCATCCGCGAACGGACGACCAGCGCGAGCCAATGGAGCATAAAGATCGACAAGATACTGAGGGACAACGAGACCAGCGAATGAAGAAGTTGATGCTGCACGCTTCTCAACAACCATTTCTCGCATGTGGCGAGCGATGCGCTCTTCGGCATCTGGATCGCGACGAAGGTGTGCGTTGATCGCATCGGAGAGGAAGCCCTCTGCGTTGCGCTCTGAATAGGTAAGCTCTTCGCGAGTCACCTTGAATGCTGCGGTCTCACGCTTCTCGGATGCTGGCTTCGCAGAATCGACCTTAGCTGCAAGTTCGGCAGCCTTAGCATTACGAAGTTCAATTTCAGAGATTTGTTCGATGCGCTCGTCGAGCTTCTTAACTTCAACGTTAAGAGCCTCGACATTGGCGAGTTCGACTTCGCTCAAGTCGCGAACCTCTTCGGCTGCACGATTGATGATCGACTCGACCATTGAAGTCTTGCTCTCTCGCTTTTCGCGAAGAGAATCAAGGAAGGCGTTTGCCATGATTTTTCTCCAAGTGTCTAGGAATGATTGATTGGCGAGATGGTGCCGATCGCCAATCGAAGCAAGGTGCCGCCGAATGCGGGGTGTTGCTTACAAAGTGTCGGGGTGATCTCCAACGGTCTTATTCTATATCCTCGCCGCGTAAATGTTCCAATATATCTCGCGCTTTATCTATTCGCGTCTCATTGGCTTTGGAGATTCTATTCGCCCATGACTTACCGGCATCGCCTCCCCATAAAGCCCACGCGATGCGACCATTGGAAGGATAACCTTTTTCTCCTGGACTAAATCCCTCGCCTTGTTTATCTACTTCATGACGAGCAAAGAATGACACCATGCGACGGATAGTGACTAAAGGTAACTCTCGACCATTGGAGATATCACGAGCGCGAGCAACACCGATAGCGGTGCCACCACGTCCGAACTCTCGACGCCAAGCAAGACCGCGACGAGCCTCTGCACGCATTTCGGCGGTAGGTGTGTAACTCTCTTGACGCTGAATCGGCTCTTCTTCTCGGTTGCCATATTCAGCGATATTGATGGCGGTGAGTTGCTCTTGCGCCTGTTCTTTAGTCCGATGGCAACCTAAGACTTCACGAGTCGAGTCTTTGATGACGGCAAAGCCTTCGCACTCTGGATGGTCATTAACTACCGAATAAGGCATTAACCACGCAGCTTCTTCAAAATCTCTTGAGCAGCTTCAAGACGTGGCGTGCCTACTCGTTCTTCTGATCGAGTGCCAGCGACCATCGCATGTTCACCATAGGCGCCAAAGGTAACGAGCGAAACTTCTGCAAGATGAGCCTTGATGCGTTCAATGACGCCATCGGTGCGCTTGCGATTTTTCAATGGCATAAAGCCAATCGAAAGTTGATCAAGTGCGCCATCCTTAATCAATTCAAGCGCCTCATCGCCTTCACGAGTCTTGCTTACCTTAAACTCTGCATAAAGACCTTTATCAGTCTCACGGAGCAAAGTTGCACGGCCTAGCGGATAAGCCTTTGCATCATGACCACGAAGAAGCTTCACGCGATGCGGTGCGCGGATGACATCGGCAAAAGCGCCTTGACGAAAAACTTCCGTCGTGTCGCTTGACACTCTCATCTCGACATCATACGGAACGGCGATGCCATAAATCGTGCGGCCATCTCCTTCGGCTCGATGTTCAAATCCTGCGGTGAGGAATCTTTGCTCAAAGGTCTGCATCGTCGGTATCTCCAATCTCTGACGGTAGTTGCTCTTCATCATCCATTTCTGGCGCTTCTTCTTCGTAATCTTCCGTTGCCTCGTGTAATGATTCAAGATCCTCATATTCACGGACTTCATCGATGGTCAAGAACCCTGACTCGATTGCAATCTTATGAGCTTGATATCGGCTGAGAGTGTCGGTGCGAAGAAGTGAATCATAGTTAAACTTTGCATATTGGCCACGAACCAAAAGGTCGCTCATAGCTTGCTCAATACGCTCGGCGATTGGCTGGATTGACCATCGAACGAGCTGGAGATTTTCTTGCTCGACATTTGTGTAAGTCCGAGATGAGTTCGGTGCGCCTAAGTAATAGGCAGGAAGTCCAAGAATATTCGCAGCTTCGACAAGGCTCTGTTGTTGCGCCTCAATAAGCTGACTCTCTTGCGCGTTGCTTGACAAGACTTCAAAATCGGTGCTGGCGTTAAGAACTGCCGGTTGTCTGTTGCGTGCGCTATACATAGCCATCCATGCAGCTTTGAGCGCATCGGCTTCTTCTTGGCTGAGATCAGGATTGGTCGATTTAATAACTGCCGAAGGTAAAACACCGCCGTCAAAATATCGCGCTGCATATTCGTTGATTGCTATGCCTTTGCCGAGAGCTTGACGTTGCATTCCGATAATACCTTCGCCGACAAGAGATCCAGGCATAGTGAAATATTTGATATGCAGAATCTCTGACTTGTCATAAGTCTTTTCATCAATGCGATAGGTGATGCGTCCATCTTCTTCGCGATTGACATGGACTCGACTTGCTTCGACTGGATAAAAGAAGTCAGGAAGGCCGTTAGCTCCTGGCTCTCCTAAGACTGCGATATAGTTACCATGAATCAAAAGCGATGCAGCCATCGCTGAATATGTTTCCATCCGTGTTTCGGTAGGGACTGGACGATCAAGAATCTTAGGAGTCTGATAAACCAGTTCGCCCTTACGATAAGCATGAATCGGCAAAGCGCCCAATGCGTCAGAGATTAAGGTAACGCCGCGCCAGATTGCAGGAATGCCAAGCGCCGTTTTGTCATCAACGTAAGTGCCAGACCATGATCCTTGAAAGAACCTACCAACGCGACCAAGTGAATCAACATAACCTTGAGACGTATAAACCGTGTTCGGTTGAAGTTGGCGCTTTAGTAGTCGTCCGAGCATTAGAAGAGTCTCCGTTCAAGCGCAATACCAAAGAGAAGCAGAAGAAGTCCGCCTAATGATACCGCAAGGATGACATTAACCAGAGAAGCAGCGAACACGATGCATCCTGCACCGAGCAATTGAACGATGGAACCTAGATGTTTTTTCATTAGTAGATCTTGCTCCTTACTACCGGCTTTTCTTCCGGTTCATTGACTACGCCATAGCGTGCCAGGGTCACGGCGACGAGCGGCGTGATGTTGGTCGTGCTCTGACGATTCCACGCCCAGGCATCTCCTAAGCGTCTCTTGCTTGATCCTAAAATGGCATCTCGGAGATTAGGGTCGTCAAGATGGCATATTGTTCGATTTTGAACTCCGTCAAAGAAGCTTCCGCACGCACGAGCATAATCTCTTAATCCGACCGCAATAACTTTGATGCCAGAGTTCTCGACTTCACCGATGATCGATCCAGCCGGTGAGCCGCTATCAATGACCACCGGTGCATTCCACTTCTTCGCAATCTCAACAAGCCTCGGCACTAACCATCCGACGCCATCTCGCGCTTCAACCACTTCAATCGGCGTAATGCCTCCCTGAATTGAACAAGCGCCAATAGATGCCTTATCACGCTCACGAGAAATATCAACGCCTAAGACCATGCGATTTCCTACGATGATGTCAGTTCGAGCTAATGAGTCCCAAAGATCGGTTGCGATGACTTGCGCGGCTTCTTGCGCTGGCCAGACGTTGAGCCATTCCTTCATAAAGATTTCGGGACTATTGGTCAAGGCCGCTTCTCTGACTGCCTCGATGATGACGCCGTTCTTTTCACTCAAAGACGGGATGGCCTGGAACCAAACCGCCTCATCCATGTAATCAAACTTATCCTCAGCCGGCGCCCATTCGAACCATGCAAGAGGATTATTCTTATCTTGAAGCCCTGAATGACCGATATTTCGATAATGCTGCAAAAGCTCTGATTCGCCAGGAATGCCAGCATTCGAAAGAATCCAGAGCTGACCGTTGCGCCGTGTCGCAAGTGTCGGTTGCAAAGCTGCAATCAAGGAAAGCGGATGCGTCAAAGCTTCATCAATGACCATAAGGTTGAGGCTCATTCCACGAGCGCCGCGATCATTCGGAGTGACGATTGTGTAGGTTGAGCCGTTCTTCATATAAAGACGTTCGGATCCGTTTGTATTGCTAACCTTGCGAATGTATTTCGAAAGAGACGAGTTCTCAAAGTTATGAACGTGTTCTTGCCATTTGAGTTTCGCCATATTACGGTCTTGGGCTGTGTAGGCGACGGCACGATTGTTTTGCAGAAGTTCATACGCGATTCGGGTCTCGATCAGTTTCGATTTGCCGGATTGACGACCTACGGCCGCGCAGACGGTTCGATAACGATATCGGTCTCCGTCGCGTTCAAGCCCGACGTCTGCGACCAATCTCTGCCATGCAAAGAGATCGAACCCCATGAGCCTCGCGACCTTTGCCAAGCGCTCACCGTCAGTTTCATACGAATCGTCGCGCACGGTAGCCCATCTCGGAGGGCAGAGATGTTGATGATTGGCTTCTAAGACTTCCATAACTCCGCGATGTCGTCAGGAGGATTGCCCACCGAATCCCAGATTTCACGCATCTCTCGACATATTGACGGGATGCTTGCAACATGCTGACCGGACTCTTCAATCAAGTCCCAGGCACGAGCTAACCCTCGAAGCATCTCAGCCTTCACCGGATCAATGTCGCGCTTCTTAATAGATCGCTTGACGATCTTTAGATGCTTGCCGACCGGCTTCTTACCATCGACGACTGTTTTTAGATCTACGTCTTTCGTTACCATATCTCGCCCCTCGTGAGTAGTTGCATTTCGAACATGCTGGCACTAGTGTCCCTCGCCATAACTCCGGTGTCGGAAAGGATGCTAATGCTGGCTCATGATCAAGAGTCGTTGCAGGAGCTAACTTGCACCAATGACATAGGGGGTTTTGCGCCAAAATCTTTTCTCGTAGTTTTCGATACCTTCTTCCATAAGATCGGTAGTTCTTGGACATTTTTAGATAAACCTTCCAATATATTTTTTAATCCTTCCCTTCGGGGAGGGATACAAAACAT